GTGCCGGCCTCACCGCAGCCTGCCACTGCGGATCGCCTAAACGCCTCAAAAGGGTTTAGGGGTCAAGCTTAGCAGGTAGCTAAGCTAATTGCATGATCGAGCTGATCGCTGCTGTTGCTGGGGCTTCGATCTCCGTTGCCGCAATGGGCGCAATGGGATTTAGTCGCCGCAGTGACGAGGCGCGTGATGCGGTCATTCGGCTTACTGCAGCAGTGGAGCACATCGCCACGCAACTGGAAGTGCTCCATGGCGACATCCGTGCCGATCGTCAGGAGACCTTCAAGCGCCTGAATGGGGTTGAGCAAAGGGTATCTAAGCTAGAGGCACGGCCGCCTGCTTAGCCATGGAGTTTCTTTCGCATCCTGCCTTCTGGATCTGCGTCGCTGCTGCCAGTGAGTTGATTGCGCTGTCGCCTCTGCGCGATAACAGCATCATTCAACTGGTGTTTCATGCGCTGCGCGCGCTGAAAGGAAAAAAGCTCTGATCAGCTTTGGCAAGCTCGGTTGGCAGCGTCGACTAGAGCAAGCTATCCGTCAGTGGTGGTTTGAGCTGACGTTACCGGCCAAGCTGGATCAATCCGAAGCGGAGTGGCACGCAGCGCAACCTGCGGAGCCAGAGCCGGTGATCACTCATCACGCGGTTGACGATAACCTGCAGACAGGCGAAAGCCGCAAACTTGGCGGCGCGATGGAGATCAAGTCACCATGGTCAAACTGACCGACCTATTCAAGTACTACAAACACGGCACGCCACATCAAATGGCAGCCGTGTCTGAATTGGAAGCTGAGCTATTAAAGGTTGCGCCTGAAGTCTTCAATAGGGATCAGCATTGGTACAAGACCTGGCAAGCTGGCGGCAAGTTGCATAATTATGAGCCAGCCATAAATCTCATTAAAGAGTTTGAAGGCGTGCACCTTAGCGCATACCCAGACCCATTGCACGGATGGGACGTTGCAACCATCGGCTATGGCACCACGCGGTATCCAGATGGCCGCAAGGTGCAACGCGGTGACAAGATCACCGTGATTGATGCCAATCAACTGCTAGCGCTTGAAGTGGAGCGCATCGCTGCAAAACTGCGCAACAGCGTGCCGTTTTGGAATGAGATGACGGGCAACAAGCAATGCGCGTTGATCTCCTTCGCTTACAACCTTGGCGCCGGCTTCTACGGCAGCACTGGTTTTGAGACGATCAGTAAATGCCTTGTTGGCAAGGACTGGCAGGCAGTGCCAGCAGCAATGGAGTTGTACCGCAACCCAGGCAGCGCTGTAGAGGCAGGTTTGCTGCGTCGTCGCCGCGCAGAAGGCAGGCTATGGGCTGGTGAGCAGCAGCAGGATCCATCCAAGCTGTCACCCAATAGCGCATTTACAGCTCGCATTACGCCGCACGTGCAGCTTGGTGAGTTTGCGCTATTTCAAGAAGCACGGCGCTTTGATCATCAATACCAGCTCGACACGGCAGCAGAGCTAGCGGCATTCCTTGAGCGTGCACGTGTCAAGTTTGGCGGCAAGCCTGTAATCATCACCAGCGGCTATCGCCCGCGTGCCATCAATGCAGCGGTAGGCGGCTCCAGCGGCAGCGAGCACCTATACGATGCACCTGACGTTGGTGCGGTTGATTTCTACATCCGTGAAGTCAACATCAACCACGTGCAAGAGTGGTGCGATCAGAACTGGCCGTATTCGCTCGGCTACGGCGCACCTAAAGGATTTGTGCATTTAGGAATGCGTCGCGGCAAGCCAAAGGTACGATGGGATTATTGAAGCCACTGCGTGGATCACTGCATTGATGGCGCAAACCTCATCCCAAAACGCAGTGCAAAACATAGATTCAGGCAGCAAATCTTTGAGGCATGGCAGCATCAATGTGCCTACTGCGGAGATGCGGCTGACACGTTAGATCACGTCAAGCCGCGCCACAAAGGCGGCGCCACTGTAACGGCAAACCTTGTGCCAGCTTGTAGGCCATGCAATCGAAAGAAGGGCAGCGAAGAATGGCAGCAGTGGTTCAATCAGCAGGATTCCTATCTGCTAGATCGTGAGCTTGCTGTGCTGCACTGGATTCAAGCATCTGATGATAAAACACCCTAGCCTGCCATTCTTGCTGGTGATCTTTACACATTCCCGCTAGGCAGACCCTCCAGACGTTCCCGACTTTCTGTATTGTTGGCGCCAAGTGGAGTGCCTGCCAGCGGGTTGCCTATCAGCATACGAAGGCGGCTGATGCCACGCCTTTGTATTTCGCACATGCGCGCACGTGACAGGCCCATGCGCTTTTCTAGGTCATTCCATGGCACTGGATTGCGACTGTTGCGTGCGTAGATGATTTCACGAGTGCGATCATCTAAATGCTCATCGCAATAGTCGCGCACCGTTTCAAGCTGCCAATCGTATTCAACGTCGTATTGTCTTTTATCGGCAATGATGTCAAGAATGTTAGATGATTCATCTTGCGCAGGCTTATCAAGACTTGTGACTCGATATGACTGCTGCAATGTGTCAGATATTACCTTAGGGGTCACATCAAGCACTGCGGCAAGCTCCGCCATGGTTGCTGTGCGTCCATGCTCTTGCGCAAATGCCTGCGCTGTCTTGTTGAGCTTGATCAGCATTTCATGCACGCCAAGCGGCAGCCTGATGATTGGATCGTATTGAATCAATGCACGCCCGATGGATTGACGGATCCACCAGTAGGCATAGGTGCTGAATTTGTATCCGCGAGTGTAGTCAAACAGCTCAACAGCGCGCGCAAGACCGATGTTGCCTTCCTGGATCAGATCCAGCATGTCAAGCGTTTGCGTGTTGCGCCTGCTGTACTTGCGTGCAACATGCACTACAAGCTGCAGGTTGGATTGCATGAACTTTTGCCGCGCGCGCTCACCGCTGCGTAGTTCACGGCGTTCTTGTGTCGTTAAAGGTCTTTCAAGATCCTTTAATTCTCTCCACTTTGAGACGCGACGGCCAAGTTGTATCTCTTGTTGCGGTGTGAGTAATGGATACCGCGCGATACTGTTCAAGTAGTCGCCAATAGCGTCAGACATGGAAAATCCGTTAGTGCATACAATGGAAGCACAATTCCACGGCGCTGCCAATGCTGCGCAGCTACGTGCGTTACATGCTGCAGCGGATTGGGGTGGACTGCTGGAATATGCGCTGCTGCTAGCCGAGCAAGAAGCAAGCCAGCGGTCTCAAATCCACTGGCTTGCGCAGGAAGCGTCGGCAGCGTTGCGGACTGGTCTAGAGCAGTGGCACCTAGATGCCGCTGAAGAACTGCTTCGAGGCCGTCGTCATGAGATCTGAGTTGTAATGACCTGTGACGCTGTAGCTGGTCACCGGCTGCTGGCTCATGCGGAAGAACACCATCTGCCCGATCTTTAAGCCAGGCCAAAGCGGCAGCGGCAGGATCTGACGTGAGTTCTTCAGCTCCAAGGTGAGCACGCTGCCATGCCAGCCGGGATCTGCGTAACCGGCGTGCAGATTTTCGTAGCCTTCGCGTGCGCGGCTTGACTTGAGGAAGAACAGGCCGGCAATTTTTTCCGGCATGTTGAACACTTCAATCGTCTGCGCAAGGATGAACTGCCCAGGCTTCAGCTCGTAAGGGTTCTCTGCCGTGCGTCCTGCAATGCTGAGCGGACGCATGTTCAGGTTTTCGGCAGACTCGATCATGATCGTGTCACCAAGCCGTAGGTCAAGGCTGGCAGGATTGATCAATGCCTCGTCGTAATTCGGCACCATGCCATCGGCGCACAGCGCTTTGATTTCGTAGTCGCAGAGGATGGTCATTGGTTGAGTGGATAGTGGGTCTGATTATTCGGGCAGCGCCTCCAGTGCGCGGCGGATGGTGTCGGCAGCTCCTTCCTTGAGGTAGCCCCTGTCGAAACTGATGTGCAGCTCGTCAAGCGCCTGCTCCTTCAGACTCGGCGGCTTGGGGCGGCGGGCGGTGCGGAGTTCCCTGCTCTTGATTCCCGACCACTTCCAATCCACCCACTCACAGCACGCCTCCAGCTCAGCGTCTGCGCCCCATTGGGCGGCTTGGGTGGCTACAAAAAAGTCGGACTCCATTGCTTCTGCGTATTTGCCGATCTTCCAACATTGAATCCACTCTTGCACTAGCTCCGGCGGTGGGGTGATGGGATAGTCAGTCATTCAAGCCAGCTCCATGCAATGCGTTGGCAGATGCGCCATGCGTGTTTTTTGTCGATGCCGTAGCGTTCTGCTAGTTGTCTGTAGCTGTTACCAGCAACACGCAACTGGCGCAGTTCACGCACGTGATCTTCTGTAAGAAACGCGGCGTAGTTTGCCTCGCCGCGCTTAAACGGATCACTCATCTACATGCAGCAGCAACCTGCGCATGTACCAATCGGCTTTGCCGTAATCCTGATCGGCATTGCCCTTGTGCTCAGCACGCCATAGGTATTTGATGACGTTGCCTTTGCAGTAAGCGCGAAAGCCGTCATCACCGAGTGCTGCCTTAATGGCTTGGATGCACTCAATGTCGCCGTGCTTGTAATGCGGCGGATGGTTGACGAGATCACTCATCACCTAAAGCCTCTGCCATGTCGCGGCGGATCAGATCAGCAATGCGCTGTTGATACAAGCCGGTGTAGGTGCAGCAGGTCCGGCCGCTTTGCTCGTACAGCCACTGCAAGTAGTCATCACGGCGCTGTTCAGTCTTGTGATTGATCATCTTGCGTCAGCTCCAAGAGTTCAAGAATATGCGCGGCAAATGCCACGTGGGTCATCACTGCATGGGTGCCGGGAGGGCGCCCGTAAGACGCCTCCCACCACTCCTTGAATGCAATATCAAGTGTGGTTTGATTCATCAGAACACAGGCTCCTCGCTGGTGGTTGCTGCGCCGCGTGGCATGAATTCAAAGCGCTGGATGCTGAGCACATGCTTGCTGCGCTTAGCACCGGTTTCCTTGTCGTTCCACTCTTGCCGGCGTACGGCACCGGTTACAAGGATGCTGTCGCCTTTTTTGAGCTTATCAACGATCAGCTCAGCAGATTTGCCCCAGATCTCGCAGTCGATTGCGTTATTAATCCAGTTGCCGTCTTTGTCTTTGCCTTCCTGGATACCACCAGCGAAGTTGGCAACCATGGTGCCGGATTCAAAGGCACGCAGTTGCGGGTCGGTGATGATGCGAACGATGCCGGTTGCGTAAAGGCTCATGTCAGTTCAGTGGTGTGATGCCATTGGCTTCTTCAAAAGCCAAGACTTGTGCAAGGGGATAGCGAACGCGTGGCGTGCCTGCTGGTAGGCCAATGCGCGGTGCAGTGACGTAAGCAGGGCCAATGCCGCGTGCACGTTGGTTTTTGATGGCTGCTGGCTTCAAGCCCCAACGTGCTGCCAGCTCATCAGTGGTGAGGAATGGTTCAGTCATCAGCGAAGGGATCCTCTGAAGGGGTATCAGACAGAACCGCCTCGCGCTCTACAGCAAGACGCAGCAACTCGTCGTTCTGCTCATCGCTGAGATTAGGCTTGCGCTTATCCATGCGCGCTACCACCTCCTGCAGCTTGTCCAGCGTATCGGCCTTGGCAATCGCAGCCTTACCGGCTTGGAACAGCTTGGCGTCGCCTGCGGGTGCAGGTGCAGCGGTAACGGTCACCGGCTCCACCTCTGCCTGCTGCATCTCATCGGTGCTGTAGACACCGGACATGTCTGCGGGAAACGCCTTGCGCAGTGCCAATGCCTCAGAGCATTTGGCGATCATCGCTGCGCCCATCTTGGACCACAAGCCTTGCCCGGCGTTGTAGTCAGCAAAGCGTGCCACACCAGTAAATGGATGGTTGGCACCCTTGCGCCAGATAGTGGTCTTGGCCGCGGCAGGTGGCTTGCTGCCTAGCCATACGTCAGTCCACTGGCCGTCTTCACCGCACCATTCGGTGATGCTGCCATCCAGTTGCCCAGTGCGCTCAGCAATGGCACGCAAACCGTCGATGCCGGCTTGGATGGTCATCTTGCCGCCACGCTTGATGGCGTAGATCTGCTTGCTGAATGGGTCCAGTCCAGTGCGCTGGCAGGCGTAGGCAAATAGTCGCAACTCGTCATTGCTGCAGCCAGGCGCAATGGTGGTTGAGATCAGCTGCGTTTGCTCTGGAGTCCAGAGCGTGATGCTAGAAGTCATCGGATGTGATAGTTGGGTTGGCAGTTAATGCCCATGAAGGCAAGCTGAGCGATTGGATGGTGTTGCCGTAGCCCGGCCACTCCTTGGTGGCTTGGCAGTCGGCAATCACGCGCATGTCACGTTGCCGTAGCTCATCACCAGCAGCCATGGCTGCGGCGTCAAGCTCGTAGACCGCAACCGCGTACGGAGCAGTCTTCTCAACGGCAATGAACACAAACCGCTCAGCACCGTGCAAGCCGGCTAGGTAGTGGCTCGCTTGCACATGGTAGCGGAAGGTAGCCACGCTACGGGCAAAGCCGGGGCCGGCATCCGTGGTGGTCTTGAGGTCAACCACCGTGGTGCCGTCATACCAGTCAGGACGGCACTTGCAGCGCAGCCCAGTGGCGGCGTCATCCCACCAAAAGGACTGCTCAGCCTTGCCATGGGCAAGCAGTGCTGCTGCTGCAGGGTGCAGACGCACGCTCAGTGCCATGGATAGCGCCAGTGCCATGTCGGACTGAGTGATGGCTTCAATGCCAGCAGCGGCCATGCGCTCTGCTTGCTCCTTGCCTGCCTTGGTATTGCGTGGGGCGCACACGCCGTAGCGGCCTGCCAGCTCCTCCGGCTCTAGCACTGCGCAATGCACCAGTGATCCAAGCCGCATAGCGGCAGTCGGCTCGGGTGCGCTGCGCTTGGGGTCGAGGTAGCGGCTCCAGTAGTGGTAGGGAGATTTAGCCACTGCGTGCAGGTGCGAAGCGCTGACGGCTGGGTCGGCGTGGTAGTCGGCGTTGCTGGTCACGCTGCTGCTCCACTGCGCATCTGGCGGTGCATCCGGCTGGCGGTGCCGTAGGTGGCGACTAGCTCGGGAAACGCATCCAGCAAGCGGCGCTTGTTGCCGGGATCAGCCTTGAGGCCAGCGTGCGCTAGTGCTTGGAAGAATCCACCGCCGTGCTGGTAGGCGGTGGCGAATGTCCAATAGATGTCTGCTTCTGTCATGGCTTGAGCTGCTCTTGGCAAGCGTGATGGCTGTAGGCGGGCTGCTGGCGGCCGGTGTCATAGGCCATTGCCCAGACACCGAAGATGATTGCCAGCACGGCAAAGCGGTTCAGATTGTTCATGCCATCAGCGCCTTACGGACGCGATAGGTGGACAGGTTGAGGCGGTCGGCAATGCGCTTCTGACTCAGGCCAGTGCGGCGCAGTACGCGGATGCGGCGGTCGTCAGAGGCGGTGAGCCAGTCGATCACGGCGACTACTACCAGCAGCGGCAGCAGCAGTTTCCAGATAACTAGCAGTGCGGTTGTAAGCATGGTTCTCGGTTTGGGGTGCCGGTTGTCCGGCTTGTGCGTATCCTACACCATCTGCCGCCGTGGTCAACCGTGATCAGTAACGGATCGACACAGTTGCGGTGCCATCCAGCGGAACACCAAGGCGGTAGGCAGCGCCAGCGCTGAGATCTAGCGATCCGCAGTCGCAGCGATCAGTGACTGGCACGGTGAGCAGGCGCCCGCGGTGTTGCACCGTGACGCGCGTGCCGCATGGCAGCCATGGATGGGCGGCTGACACGCCCCAATGCTGATAGGTGCCACCGCAGTACGTGGTGCGCCCGTGATACCAGCCGTCGTAGACGGTGGCAGTCACCTGCCGGGCTTGAGCAGGCGACAGCAGCAGGATTGCTGCAGTGATCAGTGCACGCATGATGCTTGAGGTGATGAGGATCCGGGGCGCATTATCCGGCTTATGGCCTAAATCTTTGTGCCCCCAAAGGGGCGGTGCCCTTAGAACCACTCCTCAAGCGCGGCTTGGGCGTTGCCCAGATCGTGCTTGATCGAGTCAGCCAGCGCGATGGCCTCTTGGGCCACCGTGAGCAGCTGCTCGGTGGAGCGGCTCCACGCCTCGAAGGCCGCGTCCACCTCAGCGATTAACGCTGCGGTTTCGGCCTCGATGGCGAGGGCGTTGCGGGTAATGTCGTCCATGGGATCTCCGGTTGATGGTTGAGCCCCCGGCGGGACTCATGGGTGCCGGGTGAAGGCCACCACCGGAGCGGGACGACGCCCGCGAGTATTCGGTTTTCAAGGATCAATGTTGTGCCGGGCCAACCGGCGGTGCGGGCTTACTCAGGCCCTGTTGAGCTCGATTGTGGGGTCGTGCGCTCTGTTCCCCCTGGCCGCGTTTTTAGCGAGGTGCCGCTCCGCTTCCCTCGTGACGTCATCCTACACCATCGGCAGCCCTGATCAACCCTGCAAGTAATAGCGGCCTCCGATACGGTTGCAGCTGCAGCCACCGCGACTGCAGCACCGCGCGCGTCCTTACGGATAGCGCCGACCGCTGGGCAATAAAAAAAGGGGCCGAAGCCCCTTGGTTACTGGAGCCGGTCTTCTAGGTCCATGCAGGTGCTCACCAGTGTGTCGACTAGCGGATTGGAGATGATCTCCTCCCACTCGTCGTCGGTGGTGCAGTCCCGCAGATCTTCCAGCGCTTTTTTGACCGCCTCACAAGAGACAATCAAATCAGCGATGGCTTCAAGGCCGGCGCTCAATTTCTTCATTTTTCTAGGTGCGGTGGATGCCGGGATCGCTCCCGACTCCTTCAATATAGCCCATGCGCCGCCCTGATCAACCCCGTGCAACATCTCTTAACAATGTCGCTGCATCCTCCACGCTGCGCGCCACGCCGGCAATGCCGCCAGCCGCTTGGACCGCATCTAGCCACTGCTGCTGCTCAGGGCGCAGCCTTCCGGTGGGGGTCTTGACCTCTATAGAGGCGAACACCGCCACCTGAGTGCCAACCATCTCCGGCGTGATGGTGACGCGCTTCCAGCCGATCAAGTCAGCGCTGCCCTTGCACAGGCCGAACTGAACCGGGCGGCCGTTGGCGTCTTTAAGCGTGCCGGTGTTGTTGCGGAACAGGCGCGTGTCACCGTTGCTGCAGGCAATGCGGATGTGCTGCTGGATGGATTGCTCAGATGCCATGCCTCTTAGCCAGTCGCGCCTGGTAGACACGTTCCGCCCATCCTCGCTTGTAGCCGCGTTGCTGCGCTAGTTCACGGAGGGCTTCTAGGTCGCGGGCTGAGGACTGCTCGCGCCGCTTGGCCACTGCCATCTCCACCAACTCACCATCTACCTGCTGCAGCTCGCGGCGCTCCTGTGGCGCAAATACATGTCCGCATTCGCGGCATACCTGCACAGCACTGGCACTAGTGGCGAAGCATTGCGGGCACACCTTGACCGATGGCGCTGCCTCGCGGTCGCGCTTTTTAAGGCCATCTAGGGTCCAGTCTCGTGGTTCTAAGTGGTGTCCCATCCTGAGCGTGTTGCCGACATGATCGAGCACCACGGCGCGTTTGCCGGGTTGCGGGCGCAAGCATCGACCGATCATCTGCAGGTGCAGCGCCACTGACGCCGTTGGCCTGAGCAGGATGCAGCCGCCGACTGATGGCACGTCCACGCCCTCGCCGATCAATGCGCAACTGGTCAGCACCTTGAGCTTGCCGGTGCCTAGATCGCTGAGCAGCTCACGGCGCTGCGCGGTATCCATGCTGCCGTCAATACTTGCAGCTGAGATGCCTGCTGACTGGAAGAGTGCTGCCACTGCCTCCGCGTGCGCCACTGAGCAACAGAACGCAATCGCGGTCTGGCCTGGCAGGTGCTTGCGGTAGTGGCCAAGGCAGTCGCCCATGATCGTGCCGACGCGTTGCTCAGCCTCCTTGGGGTCGAAGTCACCCATGCGCTTGCGCAGGCCGGCGCTATCGAAGCCAGGCGGTG